ATACATCACCATATACGGTTTGGCCATTTTCTAAACGTAAAAATTCTATACCATTTTCATTTATGCAAACATCTTTTACACCACTGGTAATTAATGTGTAATCATTGAGATGTTTCTGTAATGTCGTTCCAAATTTATCTGCTAATATTTGATATGCATGTCCTGGTCGATCACTAATTGTTTTTGGATAAGGAGTTAAATTTTTATCAAGCAAATATTGTTGAGGACCGTGAAATAAATTAAAATATTTTGTAGACATATCTAAATTATTGATACAATACTCAACAGAATCTACTCTTGTTTCTGAAAATTCGAAAGCATCTTCAAATAAATGATACCACACGCTACCTGAATAATTCCAATCATTAAATTTAATTCCATATTTAAATGTAGCATCACTATCTTTTAACCAAACATTTTCTGAAATATTTGCATTTTCGGCTATCAAACGCAATGTCGGTGTTACTGTTTCACCAACACCAATCGGGTTATTTTGCTCTTCATGAATAACTGTCAACTCACAATCAATAGAATTTTTTATATAACTAGCAGTTGTCCAACCTGCAGAGCCACCTCCAACTACTATGATTCTAACCATGATACCAAATGAGGATGTAAATAATCTTTATAACTTTGTGATCTGGACATATCAAATAATTCTATTTCTCTCTTAACTAAATCTTTCTTTTCAACGTTTCGTAATTTATAAGATTGAAGAATTTGATGATGTTTTCTAGAATCTATAAAAGGTACCATCAATAAAGATCTACTTAAATGTTTAGGACTGATACCCCTATTATCAGGATATACTTCACAATATGAAATAAAAACTTTTTTAGGTAAGGTACAACACCATGACCAATGATTATGAAGATCTAAGATATTTAAAGCAGAAATAACAACAGCAATATTAATTCTACCCAAATTAGTAGAACTATTTAAAAATAAACGAACGGATCTATCTAAATCATCAAAACTAGCAGGATGACGTATATAGTCATATCCTTCTTCTATTGAATCTATACTAATTTTTGGAAACTGTTTTTTGAATTGATTTAACTTACCAATTAATTCATCATTAAATAAGGTACCATTAGTATGATACGCTAAGATGGTATCTTTTGCCCAACCTTCTTTAATATATTTATCCAATAAATCTATTATTAATGAATCAAAAAATGGTTCGCCACCACTAAATCTTAATTCCTTTACTGGATTATTTAAAAGCCATTTATATTGAATCGAATTTTTTACTTTTGGTATATTTAATTCTTCTCTAAATTTACCAGCTGTTATATTTTCAATATCTTTAATTAACCCTTGGGATTTGAAAAACTTCCAATCTAACATTAACCTATGACTTGTTTGTGGATCACACATTCTACAAGCTAAATTACATTTATTAGATAAGGTAAAATCAATTGAATCTAATTGTCCTTTAGGAATTATATCATCATTATGAATATAAAAAGGTTCAATATTCCTCTCTTCCATATCCCAACAGGTTTTACAGAAAGCATGTTTACGATTTTGATCGAAATCATCTCGTAATAACTTAAACTGTTCGGTTTCAAAAATTTCTGGAGGAGTTAATAAATGTGCTTCAATCATACCCATTGGATCTTCCCAATCAGGTCTTGACATATTGCAGCATGGATGAGACCACTTTAATTTATCGCCGTCCCAATCTTTTAATGCAATTTGTTTGTAAGGGTAACTACATAGCATTCCAACCAAGTGCTTTCAAAGATGAAGAATCTGCACAAGTTTCTTCTGATTCACCAGTTACATTTTTAAATGGTAATGCATCAATATCAAATCCTTCTGGAGAATGTGTTTGTGCAAAATCATATACAGACATTGGACTGCCATACCCGATATCATAGACTGGCTTTACAAATTTCCAACTTTTAAAATTTTCCATTAATATTTTAATAGCATTACAAACATCACCTACATGACACCAATCTCTAGTATGTGTTGTAAGATATCCTATTTCTTTTTGTTGAAGTTGTCTATAAAACATATCAGGGCGAGAACGGTCTCCCCATACTGTAAAGAATCTCATTCCTACAGCATTATTAGGGGCCATTGCTTCACACGCAGCTTTTGTCATTGCATAAGGACTTTTCATATCTTCAACAGAAGAACTTGATGCATATAAAATTTTAGAATTTTTATAAGTATCAAAGATACGTTTTGTTCCCTTAATATTTACTTCATAATAGTCTTTTAAATATTCCGGTTTCCAACTATTACGAACACCAGCTTTTGCAGCTAGATGAATAACATATTCTGTATTTAAAAATGGTAAAGGATCTTTAGTAATATCGCAATGAGAATGAGGGACTTCCCTGTCTTCCCAGCCTAACCCGGAACAGTCGTCTATACCTTTAACATCGTAGCCTTCGTTCATTAGGTAGTCATATAAATGATGACCAATGAATCCTTTAACGCCCGTTATCAGGACTTGGTTTTTCACTTCCATTCCTTCAATGTCGTTTCCAAGAGTTTCCAATAATCCGGAGTTTTTTCTTCGAAAACTTGTGGCTCCTCATTCTCAACCGCCATAACTATTACAATATTATTTATAGGTATTTCTGTTCTTTCTTCAAACATTATAGAATATGCTGTTGCTTGTAAAAAATAATCTTCTACCCATTCTTTCTTTTTTGGTTTACCAGAAGTTTTCCAATCCAATATTGCTTTCTCTCCTTTCCAGTCACCAACACAATCACAGCGGCCGGCAATTCCCAATTGTTTGGACCAGAGAGGTATTTCAATACCAGCAATATTATTAAGATGAGAATCTATAAAGGGTTTAATGCTATGAAACATAGCTTGAACATTAGGCAAACTTTTTCCAAAGTAATCAGTTTCGTTAGCAATATATTTTTCCACAATTGTATGCATACTCGTGCCTCGACGAGTTGCTTGTGTAGTTATTTTATTTGCTTCTTCTTCACCAATTCTTTGCCTCCATTCTTTAAAGAATTGCGCTTTTTTACGACCCAAGACTGTTGTAATAGAAGGAAAGTTGCCATCAGGTGTTTGATATACTCTTTGGCCGTCTATATTAGTTGTTTCTAATTCTTCAAAATCTAACTCAACATGATTAAACATTCATATTACTTCCCGGATAATTCCTTTTCATTTGTTTCAAGTGGTCTGTAAAGGCTTCATCTGGTTTTTTCTTATGACCCTTTATAGTTGTACCTGAAATATTATCATAAACAAATCCGGGGCATTGTACTTTCATTTGTACCGTGTCCCCGTTACAAGAAGGACACGGCTCTTCTTCTGGTACATGTCGATCTACTATCTTATACGACTCTTCAAACTCATGGCCGCACTCTTCATTTTTACAAATATAATCATAAAATGGCATAATCACCTATAAAAAATATGTCTGTCAATTTGTACTGTTCTTTTTTTGTATTTAGACCACCTTGGATTATCAATATAATCCGCATGGTAATGAGTAGCGCCATCTGTTATATCTCTTAAATGGTCTCTTTCGTTGCTTTGATAAAACCATTTTGCTAAACCTTGAATATGCTCCCAATTTTTCCCTGGATATGGTGTATCATGTTTACCATCACAATACCAAGAAAATTGACACTGATCTCTCTTGGGAAAACCGGTAGTATGCACTGCTGCTTCATAAATTACCTTACAATAGGTATTTGGAAAATTATTATCTACTACTCTATTGTGTGTAACAAAAGCTACTGCTAATTTGCCAGCAGTACTTTCAATCGCTGCTTCAAAATATATATTATGTGCTAAACAAGATATTTCATCTTGTGGATATACTCTTTCTTTTTGTTTCCAGGTGGTTTGTCGCGGTTCTAGATTAATAATTGGTGATTCTAGATGTTGTTTTAATGTAATATTTTCTACCCGCGGTTTTAATTCTAATTGCGTAGTATTTACTCTAGCATCCGCAATTTGATGAACCACTTTTACTGGATACATTACCATTACTATAGTGATAGCAATAGATAATGCTAATATTTTAAACATATGTTTACTCCGAAATGTTTGTCACACTTCTCATGTATGTATATGATACTACTTTGATTTCTTTTTCGACACTGGCAATGGAGGAATGAGATGAGGAAATGTTTCCTGTACTAGTCGATATGTAAGCCCATGGATGCCTAAATCTTTATTTTTTATACCTATTATCATCTTGGCCTCTTGTGGTGTTACGCTTTCTAACATAGTAATAAACATTACTTCTCGTCTACTGGGATTTATATTTGCGCCTGTACAAAAATCAGGTCCGCCCGGGCCCTCTACAAAATATCTTAATTTGCGAATTTGTCCGTAAAGCAGTGTTGATCTTGGATCTTCTGCTTGAGCTTGAAACGGCGGATCACCTTCAGGCAATAAAAACTTTACATCCGGATGGAATGTATACCATAACATATTTTCCAAATGATCTGTTTTATTTTGTGCAAGTAATTCCCCTCTCTCCTTCTGACTTTTTGCTTTATCAATCGCGTTAAATAATTCTATAAGTGTCATAATCTAAAACTCCTGAATGGATTCAGTCAATTCTTTAAGTCTATGCTTAATAAAATAATTAAGCATTTTATCACGGCCAGTGTACTGATCACTCTCGTACCGTGTTAGTATATTTATCTGAATTGGATCTGGTATACGCGCTAAATCTATTAAAATTTCATTCCTTTTATAGTTCCGTAAAACTTCTCCCTCGAACAATTCTTCTGGATTTCCGTTCAACCAATTCTCAATTTTTTTCTTTGAAAGCGGTTTTTGCCGCAATCCTTCTACTAAACAATTGTCATTTGACAATATATTAGGTATTCCATCACTACGATCACCTTTTACAATTAAAGCCCTTAACTGTTCTTCCGGTTTAGGGTCATTTATAAATTTCTTTGTTAAAGGAGACCATTGTGAAATGTTATTATATTTTTGTAATTGTACAAAATCTTTATCTGAAGAAACAATCAAAATTGGTTCTGAATTATAATTTTTACAAATAACACCTATAATATCATCTGCTTCGCATCCTTCTATATTGACAACTTTATAAGGCAAATGTTCTCTTATTTCACCACGAATATTATCAATAACCTCAAATAAAGATTTCCAATCTATATTCTGTTTGTTTTCTTCTCTAGCTTTTTTACGATTAGCTTTATATAATGGAAAATACTCTTTTCTCCAATTACCTTTATTATCGCAACAAAAAACCATGTCTGTTCCGTATTTGTCACAAAATCGATTACGAATCATCTTAATGTTATTCATAACCATATGACGGATCATATCACTTTCTTTATCAGGATCATATTGCTTTCGATATACCATAAAATTAGCAATTATCATCTGGTTGTAGTCAACTAATATCATTTTTTCTTTTTCTTTTTATTCTTTCTATACGAATTTAATTTAATTTTTACTTTTTCCTTTCTCACTGTTTGAATATTATCACACTCTTCTATTAAATTATCATAAAATTTAATTAATTTATTTTTAATAACCCCATTTAAATGACTATATGCTTCTTTAAGGTCCGGCTCTGTTTTTGCTAATCGTATTTCATCTGCTAATTCATTAATCTCTGTTTTTAAATGCTTAGCAACAGGTCTGGAAATTTTATTTTGTTTTATAAAAGATTTAAAATTAAACTTATTTTTAAAATCATTTTCAAGTTGTTCATCTACAATATCTTCTATATCATAACGTAAGTTTTTCGCCAAGACGCGCATTCTTTCTTGAATATTTGGCTTTACCTTATCCGGACTCGCTGCTTTTTGTTCATGTTGTCTCTTATCCGTAATTAATTCAATCTTTTTTAATTTCTCAATAAAAAGTTTTTCAAACTTTTCAGGTAAAAATCCACAACCCCTTGTTTTTAATCGTGCAATATAACCAACATGCATTCCCACTTCTACTAGGTCTACTGGTTTAATCTTTTTGGGTGAATTTGTCTTAACTTTATTCTTTTTATAGTATTCAGAAACAAATTCCATACATTCTTTAAAATCATAAAACTTATAATACCATCTAAATGCATCATAGCATGCTTCTGTTAATTGATCTTCAGTTAAACCATCCCAATCATTTGGATCTGGCTCTTCACCCATGTGTTGTGCTTCAAGTGATCTTTTTTGAAATGCCATTTTAACTTGCCTCTGGTGGATCCGGAGTTATCTTATCAAAGACTTCTTGTGCTATTCTATCAAAAACTTCATAAGAAACAGGTTCCCAATTTGCCTCTTCTCCATATTCAAAACATAATATTTTACCATCATGAGCTTGTGCTAATATCATTTGTGTTGGACCAAATAAACTTGGAATGCTTTGTGCAATAATATGTACAAATAATGGCAAGTCTTTATGTTTATAAAATTCATTTAATCTCAGAGGAACATGTGTTTCCGAAGTTGATTTTTTAAGATCCTTATTCTTTTTATATTCCGATAGATCTATTACTTTCATATCTTGATTTTAGTTCACACATTATATAATGTAATATAACAGACATCACAGCTTCACATGTTTCCATATGATTATAGTTAATATGTATATACTTTTGGAGTTTTGCCTTTAAAATACCACCAGCATACCCCAAAATACCGCAAGTATTAATCCCATTAGATTTAGCATAATCAACAGCTCTAACGACATTTTCTGAATTACCACTACCACTTAAAACGAATAAAGAATCGCCATGATTAGCATATATTATGAGTTGATTCACAAATATATTATCATAACAATCATCGTTAGATGTAGCAGTAATGAAACCAATGTCGTTACAAAGAGAAATAGCCCTAATCCTAGGTTTTGAACTTCCATTTTCAATAACCCCTTTTGATAAGTCCTGTGCGAAATGACTTGCATTTAATGCACTACCACCATTACCACATATAAAAAATTGTTTTTGAGATTCATATGTTTCCCAAATGCCTTCTATCAAATTATTAATATGATCTTGTCGTACTGAAGACATCACCTCTTTAACCTCAGCCGTATGCTGATTCCAAAATTTATTTCTCATTATTAAATATTATTCTTGATCCTTGATTGTCAAATCGTATTCTGAAAGTATCTAATTCGGGAAACTTTGATTGTAACCCTTGAGAATCTTCTGTCATAAAAAGTAAATATCCTCCACCCCCTGCGCCACAAATCTTATAACCTATAATTTTTTGTGCACATCTTGATACCAACTGAGTTATTTTATCATTTATAATATTTTTAGCTAATTCCTGTTTTATCCTCATTGAATTAGTTATATCAAATCCAAATTCTATATATTCTTTTTTCTTTAGATGATATAATCCTTCTTCAACATATTCTGCCATTCTATTATATTTCTGAACTTTTCTTTGTGTATTTTTTCTCTGATCAGTCAAAATATCTGATGAATTTCTATGTATACCAGTATTAACTAAAACAAGCATATTTTCAAGGGTTTCATCAATTTCTAGTTTATTAATAAGAACCCTACCAGATTTCTTAAAGGTAATAGCATTAAAACCGCCGTAACTGACAGCAAACTGGTCTTGCTTGCCGATTGGCTTCTTTAAGATTTCCATCTCAATATGACATGCTAAATGAGCTATATCAATCAGGTTTAAATCTGCTTTTATTAAAGTTCCAACAGCATGTATTAAGCCAACTAAGATACTTGACGATGAAGCAAGACCGGATCCTTCAGAAGGTATATCTGCTAAAGTTGTAATCTCTAATCCAAAATCTATCTTAAAATGTTTAAGTGTTTCTCTGATATATTCATGCTGAATATCATCAATAGAATTACAAATTTCTTTTTTAGAATAATTACATACCCATTGTTTCCTGTAAAGTCTATTCACTACAACATATGTATATTTGTCTATTGCTGTGCTAATTACTTTACCAGGTTTATCGGCATTTTTATAATATTCAGGCAAATCCGTACCACCACCGAGAAAACTAACTCTTAGTGGTGTTTGACAAACTAACAATTCGTTCCTTTAATTCTGTTGAACTATAATCATGATCCCTTCGACAATAATGAATATCAATATCTCTATCTTGACATATATTATACCCTGTTATTGTTTTTTTATCAACCCAATATTCATTACCTAAAAATCTTATATGAAGTGGAGTTATTGTTTTAAGCATATTCACAAGATCTTCCTCTGAATCATATGGAATAATCTCATCTACATACTTACATCCCTTTAATTGGGTATAACGTTCAAAACACGATTGAACTACCCGATTTTTATGTTCTGGATATGTATGTAATCCAGCAATAAGATAATCACAACGTTCTTTTGCTTCTTCTAACATTGTAACATGTCCTGCGTGAAGTAAATCAAAACATGAAAAAACAATTCCTCTAATCAATCTTCTTCTCCTTTGAGATTATCATCGATTTCATCTTCAATCTCCATTAAATCTAACATTTCTATCCATTTAGGGGCTCTATAATCCCAACTATAATATTTGTCTGCATGTACTTTAGCACGATCAATTACATCGAAGGTATCTTCTTCCCAATAATTATCCATTAATTTATCTAGTTCATCTGCAAACCTATAACAATGTTCAATTTCATCTTTAATATAAGGATACATAAAAGCATGATCTGAACAAGTCTCGGGTAAAGCACCTAAATTATTTGTTACCATCGCTGTTCTTGCAGACATTGCTTCCATGGCGGTTCTACATGAAGTCTCCTCCCAGATACAAGGATACGCCCAAATATTCATATCTTTCCACTCTTCTCTTAAAGGTCTCCCTATAATAGATTTGTGTAAAGTCATATTTTCATTTTGTTCAATATGAGTTAATAATTCATTAAAAGGTTGATCATTCTCTTTCCATCCATAAACACTATAAGATGAATAAACATGTAAATGCCAATCATCTCTTTCAAGTTCATGTAAAGCATTACATAGGATGTGCAATCCTCTTTGAGGTGTAGAACAATATATTAAATTTAACTTGCCATCCTCTCCAAGTTCTTTCTCATAATGATCATGAGGAAAAATCGCTGTTTTCATCACTTCACATCTAGTAGTAGGCAAATCATATTTTGCTATAAATGTCATCATTTGCCAATGACTAGAAAAAATGAATTTTTCAAATTGTGATTGTCCGTTAGGCGCATCAAGAAGTTTATGACATGGATCATTTGCTAAATCATGAAACCACCAAAGTTTTGGTAAAAGAGACTGAACATCATCGTCATATATTCTTGAAATTATCCATTGATAATCATTCTTATATTTTTCTTCTAAATGAGACCATAACTCTAATGTCGTTAATTCTGTTCCTCCAAAAGATTTTTTCGCGATATTTCCCTCACGTCTTTGTGGAATATCTGTTGCTTTATAAATGTCTAAATTCATGTTGTCACCGAAAATGTTTGTGGTACGTTCAAAATATGATTTATTAATTCCCTATGAAAGTCTTTATTAGCTTGTCGGCATTCTTCAAGAGAACTTTTATATTGTTTTTGTTCTTTTTCATTCAATGCTTTCCACCAATCAGGAGCAGGACAAAAAATAGGTTTATGTTTTAATCCATAAAATTTAGATGCCCACGGAAATGCAACTACAACTTTTCCTAAAAGAGTCGCCCAATAAGCACCATGATATGAATTTGTAACAACAACATCCCCACTTCCAATAAATTCTATTGCCTTTTCAAATGTTGTCGTATTATCATTTGCCATATGAGGATAATCCCAAGTTTGTTTTGGTAGTTGATGAATAAGAAACATCGGTAATGATTGATGAGTAAAAAATACAACATCATGTTTCACTTCATATTCCTTATCAAATGCTTCATGCATGCAACTAGCACATGGAACCCATCTGGTTTCAGGAATTGAAGTATAGATCATCGGGTAATGATCTCTAATACCTAATAAATCAAATTTTCTAACATAAAAAGGATACGTTATATCTATTGAAGGAATAAACTGTGTTTGTTCATCCATACTAACATAAGTATGTTCACCTAAACCCCAACCAAATATTCTACAATTTGCATTTTTTTGATTTACTATAACATGGCCCATAGGTCTCATTTGTCCTATAAGTCCTCCACCTCCATAAATGACATTTTCATGTGGTGGTATATATTCATGCTCTAATTTATAGATGTCTTTTTTGTTTCCTGGCAAATCAAAATACATAGCAGGACTACTATACCAATCTCCTATGTTAGTCTCGTCTGCCCTAAATATATTTGTAAATTGTAAATTTTGAGGATACATATGGATGATTTAAATGATTTTGGTTTTAGTACAGTAAGTGAAACTGACTTTACTGCTGCAACTAAAGAACCAGAAACAAAAGTAGTAGAGGCCGCTGTTAAAGAAGCTAAAGCGGGGCAAATAAAAGAAGTTGAAGGTACTGTAAATAAAATATGGAGTCTGCTTGATTATCATTATGAAGATATTGATAAGCATAAAGATAAGTTGAATAAAGAATATGAACGACAAATGAAAGAAGTCGAAGATTTAATAGTACCGTTGTTAAATAACTTGGCGAAGTCTTCAACTAATGAATATATATTTTGGCCGGGTAGGAGAGAGATTTTGGAAAAGCAAATCGAGAAAATTACTGCACATACTCGAGACGTAAATATTTTCACTGAGTAATTCCGTATTTACAAAGGAAGTAGGAATCAACAATATCTGTAGCTGGATTGCCCTCTTCTTGGACTAATTCGAAAGACTCTGGTTCTGCTTTCCATGCTTCTAACATTGCTTCTTTATTAGAATTCCCCTTACCTGTGGCAAACTTCTTAATAACTGTTGGTGGGATAGTTTCATAGCGGAAACCATTCTCCATTAATTTTAATTTTAAAATTCCAACATTTTCCGCGATATGAAAAACTCTGCCTGTTGATCCATATGAATAATCTTCCAAAATAACCTTTTCAACTCTTCCACTATACCAACGCAACGTATCTATAGTCCATTCTGCTAAAAACTTAAACTTATCTATACCTTTTAAATCTTTTGGTAATTTATAACAAGTTACATTTTGAAGGGAGGACCACCTGGGCCTCCACTTATCCAAAGCAAAAAAATTAAAAGTACAATTATTGGGACTAAATATTCCATTTTTATAAATGCACACTGCGGGACTACTAGTTGAATAATCTATTCCTGCACATATCAATTAAAATCCTAACTGTTGCAATTCTTTTATACTATTTTCTGCAGATGTATGTAAGATTGCAATTCCGCCTTTGGCCTTAAACTGGGCCACATTTTTTTCATTATCGTCAATTAATAAATTGGGAGAAAGATTATCCTCAACAGCGAAATACTGTTTTTCTTCCCAAAAACAAACATGAACTTTTGAAGGGTATATATTAAAATGGTTGAGACACCATTTAAATTTTTGGACACGAGCGCCATCAAATTTGCCTCTTTTAGGAATAGCTGTAAGCACGTGAATATCAAATAATCCTCGAACATAATCAACTAATAAATCAGCATCAGATAACTTGGGTAAGGTTTCAAAAAAGTTAGAGGGCAATTTACTCCAATCATCTGCCCATTCTTTTTTACTTCCACATTGTTTAGCGACGGCTCCATCAAAATCACTAAGGACACCATCCATATCAAGAAATACTATCATCTTCAATCATATATAAAATTTGTATCAGGATTTCTTTCCTTATAATTATTATCAAGAACATCCTCCAGCCAGATCTTCCCTTCCCCAGCCGGAGAATCCTCAATAGATTTCCAGATCTTCGAAACAGATGTTTTATTTAAAGATTCCGTATATGTTCGTAAAACGTCCATACAATCGTCACAATATTTTTCGAAGTCTGTTTTCATATTTCCTTTATAACTTAA